ATGAATCATCAATTGGCTAATCTCGATTTCCGGGACATGGTGGTTGTTTCTGGTGATCGCGTGATCACAACCTCCCGCAAGGTAGCAGCTTACTTCGACAAGCAGCATCACCACATCATTCAGAAAATCGAAAAGCTAGACTGTTCGGATGAATTTCTAACCAGCAACTTTTCGCGGGTTACCTATGAACACAAGGGTAATCAGTATGTTGAATATGAAATTTCCAAAGACGGCGCTATGTACATCATCATGTCGTTTACCGGCAAAAAAGCTGCCGCCATCAAAGAGGCGTTTATCAAAGCATTTAATTGGATGCGTGACAGGCTGATGGAGATGGCTCACTCATACCAAAGAGAGCACAACGAGTTAATGCTGGAGTTCATGAAGGAAAAGGATGTTGCCAGTATGTCAGGACGCTTGCTGAACCGCTGGGGCAGGATCAAAAAACCGCAACTCATAGCAAGAATCAAAATGCTTGAGCAGCAGGCGCAAATATCGATCCCCGGACTGCCAAAGTGACCATTCCAAAGCCCATCTACGGGTGGGCTTGATAATGAAACCGTGATTTACATCCCCACAATCCGGGTATGTAAAAGATAGTTCAGGCGAGAACGGATTTAACTAAATCTGTGCGCCACCAGTTAACGGCAGTACCACGAAACAACCCAAGCCAGTAAGTGGGGAAATAACACTGGCAGCCACTGAAAGATGAACCTCCTGCCTTATGGCAAAAAAGATTCTTTGTGGTGGCGGACTGATGGAAAGACATCGGTTATTGCAGAGGCCATTCAATGAGTGGTCTCGACAATGGCTTATACCCTGCACGGGATAACTTAACTGATATCCCTTTTAACGGATAAACGGAGCCAACAATGGCAAAGCTCACAGACAAACAAGAGCTGTTTTCCCATCCGGATGATGTGTATGTCGGAGAGTGTGTGATTTATACCGGCTACATAAATAAGCGAGGGTATGGGCAGAAGCACATTTCACGAAAGCCGCACTACGCACATCGAATCGCATACTGCGAAGCTAACGGAATTTCGCTAGATAGCATCAAGGACCTGGTTGTTAGGCATAAATGCGATAATCCATCATGCGTGAATCCTGACCATCTGATTATAGGTACTGTCGCTGACAATAATCGTGACAGGTCAAGGCGAGGCAGAAACTCATACCCTGACCGTTCAGGTGAAAAGAACGGAATGGCGAAATTAAAAGAGTGCGATGTCATCTGCATTCGCCGCGAGTATGTGCGCGGGAGTGTAGGTAATGGGCTTAGGTCTTTAGCAAAGAGATATGGCGTATCCACTACCATGATTGCTGACATCGTTAATCATAGAAATTGGAGCAATGTTTCGGAGGTGTGATTTGAAACAGCTCACACCTAAGCAGGAACTGTTCTGCAGGGAATATTTAAAAGATTTAAACGCCACTCAGGCAGCTATCAGGGCGGGTTACAGCGAGAAAACTGCTCGCGCCACTGGTAGCGAGAACCTGTCAAAACCTGACATAGCAGATCGCATTGCTGAGCTAAAGGCTGAACGCAATGAAGAGGTAGGTATAGACGCTGCCTATGTATTGCGACGGCTGACTGAAATCGATCAGATGGACGTGCTGGATATCCTGCTTGCCAATGGCGAACTGAAGCCGATTAAAGACTGGCCTAAGGTGTGGCGTACAACGCTATCAGGAATGGATGTCGTCGAGATGGCATCAGCAGATAGTGCTGCTCTCCTGAAGAAAATCAAATGGCCTGATAAGGTTAAAAACCTTGAGTTGCTCGGGCGTCATGTTTCTGTTCAGGCGTTTAAAGACAATGTCAAAAATGAAGTGACTGGTGCTGACGGAGGACCAGTCAGAACAGAAATTACCAACTTAACGCCGGAGCAGGCTGCAGAAGCGTATAAAAAAATGATGGGCTAAGTATGCCGTTACCATTTCCCTTCGATTTTAAACATCCTGATTACCAGATGGTTTTTGAATGGCGGATGGAACGCTTACAGCGCATTCGCCAGAACCCTGAAATATTGCCAGCACTAAAACAGTTTTACCGAACCAACCCGGCTCAGTTCATCATCGACTGGGGCATGACAACGGACCCGCGTAATATTGATTATGGCCTGCCGGTGACCATTCCGTTTTTACTCTTCCCTAAGCAGGAGGAGTGGATCCACTGGATTATGGAACGCTGGGGCAATCGGGAGAATGGTATTACCGAAAAATCCCGTGAAATGGGGCTCAGTTGGACCGCGATCGGACTGGCCTGCTCGCTTTGTCTCTTCAACAAAGAAATGGTTATCGGTTTCGGCTCCCGTAAAGAGGAATACGTCGACAGCACTGGTGACCCGAAAGCATTGTTCTGGAAGGCACGCAAGTTCGTGGAAACGCTACCTGTAGAGTTTCGCGGTTCGTGGAGTGAGAAGAAGCACGCGCCATATATGCGTGTTGAGTTTCCTGAAACTGGTGCCGTTATCAAAGGCGAGGCTGGCGATAATATTGGTCGTGGTGACCGTACCACGCTTTATCTGGTTGATGAGGCTGCATTCCTTCAGCGTCCTCTGCTGATTGATGCGGCGTTGTCACAAACGACGCGTTGCCGTATCGACCTGAGTTCAGTTAACGGCATGGCTAACCCGTTCGCTCAGAAGCGTCATGGCGGGAAGATACCGGTATTCACATTCCACTGGCGGGATGATCCTCGCAAGGATGAAGAGTGGTATCGCAGGGAATGCGAGAAAATCGATAATCCGGTGGTGGTGGCACAGGAACTTGATCTGAACTACAGCGCATCAGCGGAAGGCGTCCTGATTCCATCCGAATGGGTACAGGCTGCTGTCGACGCGCATATCAAGCTGGGCATCCAGCCAACAGGCAAGCGACTGGGCGCGATGGACGTCGCCGACGAAGGCCGGGACAAAAACGCCTTTTCGACCCGTCACGGCTTCCTCCTGGAGAACGTGCGGGAATGGTCCGGTGTGGGCAGCGACATTTATCAGTCCGTCGAGAAGGTTTTCGGCTTTTGCGAACAGGACAACCTCGAAGAGTTTCGCTTTGACGAGGACGGGCTGGGCGCTGGCGTTCGCGGCGATGCACGCGCTATCAACGAACTGCGTAACGCTGCGCGCCGACCGTCAATACTCGCCACACCGTTTCGAGGTAGTGGCGCGGTATTTGATCCGGATGATGAAGCTGTTCGCGGGGACAACGGGCAAGCCGCACGTCTGAACAAGGACTTCTTCGCTAACGCCAAAGCCCAGAGCTGGTGGCGGTTACGTAAACTTTTTCAGAATACCTGGCGCGCCGTGGTTGAAGGTATGGATTACAACCCGGACGAAATCATCTCAATCAGCAGTAGCATGGCACTCAAAGATAAACTCATCATCGAGCTTTCGCAGCCGACCTATTCCATTAATGGTGTGGGAAAAATCGTTATTGATAAACAGCCTGATGGAACCCGGTCGCCAAACCTTGCCGACTCGGTGATGATCAGCTACGCGCCAATGAATTCAGCCCTGAACATCTGGGAGCTGCTAGGGAGACAGGCCTGATGGCACGAAACAAACAAGCCCTGCGGAGAACTGCGCAGGCCACCGCTGATGGCTATGAGAACTTTGTCGCCCGCGTGGGGATGCAGACGCCTAACCAGCACTCAGCATCGACCTACCGGGCGAACTTCACCAGCCGCAACCGCATGCTGGTGGAATGGTCATATCGCGGATCGTGGGTTATCGGCGAAGCGGTCGACGCTATCCCGGATGATATGACCCGCAAAGGCATTCGCATCACTTCGGAAATTGATGCAAAAGATCGCGGCATTCTCGAATCACAACTGGATGAGTTGCAAATCTGGGATGCGCTGAACGACGTGCTGAAATGGTCGCGTCTCTACGGCGGCGCGGTGGGTTTCATCATGATTGAGGGGCAGGCACCAATGACCCCGCTGCGGCTCGAAACCATTGGAGAAGGCAAGTTTAAGGGCATTCTCCCGCTCGACCGCTGGATGATCAACCCGGTCCTGACCCGCCGCATTAAAGAGATGGGGCCAGATCTCGGCAAACCTGAGTTTTACGACGTGGTGACCACTGCAACGGGCATCCCGGCCTGGCGCATCCATCACAGCCGCCTGATTCGCTTCGATGGCGTCACGCTGCCATTCCAGCAGAAGATGACCGAGAACGAATGGGGAATGTCGGTTGTAGAGCGAATCTGGGATCGGCTTACTGCGTTCGACAGCGCCACTGTCGGCGCGGCGCAGCTGGTCTACAAAGCGCATTTGCGTACCTACAGCGTGGAGAAGCTACGCGAGCTTATCGCACTTGGTGGTCCTGCGTATGAAGCGTTGCTGAAGAATATCGACCTGATTCGACAGTTCCAAAGTAATGAAGGCATGACGCTCATGGACTCGCGGGATAAGTTTGAAACCCATCAGTACAGCTTCAGTGGTCTGGATGACATCCTTTCGCAGTTTGCAGAACAGATTAGTGGCGCTGTTGGTATCCCACTGGTGAGGTTGTTCGGACAGTCCCCGAAAGGATTTTCTACCGGTGATGCAGACCTTGCCAACTATTACGACCGGGTGAGCTCATTGCAGGAGCGCCGCTTACGGCTGCCGATGCGCCGGATACTGGACATTATGCACCGCTCGGAACTCGGTAAGCCGCTGCCGGACGATTTCACGTTTGAGTTTAACCCGCTATGGCAAATGTCTGACGTTGACCGCTCAACGGTGGCCGTAAACACCACCAACGCGATCAGCACCGCGCTGGGCGACGGATTGATGACGCGTAAGGCGGCGATGACCGACCTGCGAGAAAACTCTGACGTCACCGGCATCGGGGCATCCATTACCGACGAGGACATAGAGAATGCCGAAGACGAAGCGCCGCCAGGCATCGGCGAACTTGGCGACAAACCGCCAGAGTCGCCAGGCGGAGATCCGATATCGAACGAGCCTACGGCAGATAGCGCGGGCGGTCGGGGATATCGTAAATGGGCGCTACGATGGTTCAAATGATAGCGTTACCGAAATAATGGATGCGCTGGAGCGCTACAGCGAAATCATCACCCCCTGGGCGACGAAGGTAGCTGAGAACTTCACCGCAGACATAGCGCGCCAGAATGAAAAGCAGTGGCGTCAACACAGCCGGAACATCAGTGCAGAGCTGCGCAACATGGTTGACCGCGCCCCGGTAGGCCAGGTGATGAAATCCATCGTCGCCGAGCAAATTAAGTACATCAAGTCACTGCCTCTTGAGGCCGCCGATCGGGTGTATGACATTCAGAACAAGGCCATCGAGGCCGTTGTGTCTGGTGGCCGCGCTGAACCATTCGCGAAAGAGATAGCAGCGTCCGGTGACGTGTCACTCTCACGAGCGAACCTTATCGCCCGTACCGAGCTTGGACGTGCAACCGGCGCGCTGGATCAGGCGCGTGCGCTGTCAATCGGCTCGAATGGTTATATCTGGCGTACAGCCGAAGATGGCGACGTCCGGCATTCTCATCGGGAGATGGAAGGTAAGTTTGTCGAATGGGGCAAACCTCCAACGCTTGATGGCATGACCGGTCACGCTGGCGAGCTCCCGAATTGTCGCTGTTATAAAGAAATCGTTTTTCCCAACCCTCATTCTTATCTCGCCTGAATCGCAGGTAAACCATGAAATATTTTTTCAATACCCGGCTGGGGGAAACCCGCTATCAGCTGGCTGACGGCTCGCTGCTGTGCAAAGACGTGCCGATAGGTCGAACGGGTAAGCAGCTCTATGGCGCTGCCGATCTGCCAAACCTCAAACCCGACAAGCTCGGTGAGATAGTCGTAACGCGTTCTCCTGAGCAGGTATTCCATCCGGCCACGCTCGCCTCATTCGAAGGGATGAGCATCACGATCCTGCATCCTGAAGATGAAAACGGGAATGTGCGGCTGGTAAATCCCGAGAACTGGAAAGAGCTTGCGGTCGGGCACCTCCAGAATGTCCGGCGCGGGACGGGTGAGCAGTCTGATTTGATGCTGGCTGACCTTATCGTCAAAGACGAAAACGCCATTCAGCTTATCGAAGATGGCCTGCGTGAAGTGTCGTGCGGCTATGACGCGGAGTACGAGCAGACCGAGCCAGGTAAAGCCGAGCAGGTCGATATTACCGGAAACCATGTGGCTCTTGTCCCCAAAGGCAGAGCCGGAAATCGTTGTGCAATTGGAGACAGAGACACAATGGCAAATCAAAAGAAAAACTGGTGGAACCGCATGCGTGCAGCCATCAAGACAGGAGATGCCGACACCATGAACGAACTGGTGGAGTCGGCTCCCGCATCGGTTACAGGAGATGAGGGGGATTTGCCGCAGGGCGTTAATCTCAACATCAACCTGTCCCCGCAGCAACCACTACCGGACAAAGCACCAGAGATGGGTGGAGGTCCAACCGGCGACAGTGATGATGACCTCAAAACATTACTGAAAGCCCTGCTGGCTAAGCTGGAAGGAAATGCGACGGGCGATAACGACAATAAGCCTGACGATAATCCGACCGGTGACGGCGAGGACGATGAAGAGGAAACCACGATTACTGGTGACTCAGCCTGGCGTGCCGAAGTTATCGTTCCGGGTATCGATCTGAGCCGTAAGATGAAACCGACCGCGTTCAAACGCGAGGTTCTGGCTTCCGCAGATAAAACGCTGGTTCGCCAGATCGTCGGTGATGCGGATATCCGCAAATTGCCGAAACAATCGGTCGACATGGCGTTTAATGCCGTGTCTGAGATTGCCAAAGGGCGAAACACCCGCGCCACCACCGGCGATGCACAGCGCCAAAATATGGGCATGACCAGCATCGCTTCCCTGAACAAACAAAACGCCGAATTCTGGTCTAACCGCAAAGGATAATCCAATGACTGCATATCTGTACCGGATGCCTGTTGGCATTGCCGGGGCTATCTCTCGCCCGCAGGACTTAACCGTCGAACCGGTGGTCCTTAAATCCGATAACGCCTTCGCTGCCTATGGGCTGGCTGGTAAATACGATGATGACGGTTTTTTCGTGCCGCTGGCAGATGGTGATACCGCAGACAAGGTGAAGGGGATCTATGTGCGCCCTTATCCGACCACTTCGCAGCCGGACATGGTTCGCCAGGTGGGGAGTGGCAAGAACTTCCCGGGCGACGCAATGAAGCGTGGCTACGTGACCGTTAATCTCGGTTCTGATTTTGATGCCAGCACCATCAAAAAAGGCGACCCGGTATACGTTGTCGTCTCCACTGATGCATCCATCAAAGTGCCGCTGGGTGGATTCATGGCCACGTCAGTCAGTGGCAAAAACGTGGTGCTGACCAACGCTGAATTCACAGGTGCCGGTGATGCTAACGGCAATGCAGAAATTTCCTGGAAGATTTAAGGAACAGACGAATGATTACTTTTGATCAGGCAACCGTTGACAGCTCTGGTGCCTTTCTCATCGGGGAGCTGGAACGACTCGACCAGACGCTGAACCTGCCATTGGTGGGGTACACCTGGACCCGCGATATCCAACTGCGTGAAGATGTCTCCATCGCAGATGACATTTCCAGCTGGACGAATACCAGCTTCGCCGCTGCGGGTACTGGCGCAAATCCGAATGGCAAAAACTGGGTAGGCAAAGACTCAACCGCTATTGCTGGCGTGAACGTGGATATCGGCAAATCCGGTAACCCGCTGAACCTGTGGGGGATGGAACTTGGCTGGACGGTCATAGAATTGCAGGCTGCTCAGCAGGTCGGACGCCCGATTGATACGCAGAAGTATGACGGGATGCAACTGAAATGGCAGATGGATAACGATGAACAGGTATATGTTGGCGATTCAGCATTAAACCTGAAAGGCCTTGTTACCCTGGACGGCGTGCCTGTCAACAACGCTGCCAAAACGTGGGCAACCTCAACACCGGACGAAATCCGCGCAAGCATTAACCAGGTGCTGTCTGATGCGTGGGCCGCTTCCGGTTACTCTGTGGTTCCGAGTGATTTGCTGATCCCACCTGAGCAGTTTGCTCTGTTGTCCAGCATCATCGTTTCATCTGCGGGTAACCAGTCCCTGTTGACGTACCTTCAGACCAACACCATCAGCTATCACCAGAACGGTGTTCCGCTGAATATCCGCGCGGTTAAATGGCTGAAAGGCCGTGGTGTGGGGAAAAAGGATCGCATGGTTGCGTATACCAACGATAAAAAATACGTCCGCTACCCGCTGGTTCCGCTTCAGAGTGTGCCGGTGCAGTATCGCAGTCTGTATCAGATCGTCACTTACTACGGCAAGCTGGGTGCGGTTGAGCCAGTGTACAAAGAAACCATTTCGTACGTTGATGGCATTTAACAGCCACATGGCCCCCTGGCGGGGGCCATTAAGGATGACACGATGGCAAAAAATAATGCAGTAATACACGTACATACCCCGTTTGTGCTCACGCTTCCCGACGGTTCACGGCGCGAGTTTGTTAAAGGCCGTCATGCTGTGGAGGAAGAAGTTGCCACGCACTGGTTCACTCGTGCGCACGCGGAGGTATCCGTTGGCAAAGCCACAGACGCGCGTAACGAGGTAAAAAATGCCAAAGAATCAAAGTCTGCCAGCGGTAAGTGATTTTCGCCGCGACTTCCCGCAGTTTGCTGACCCTGCCAAATATCCCGAAGCGCAAATCCAGTTTCGTCTGAATCTGGCCGATGAACTGCTGAGCGAAAACGTCACCGGAAAAAAGTTGTTTCCGTACTTTGCCGAGTTGTTCGTGGCTCACTACATGACGCTATGGGCGGCAGATAGTCGGGCAATGCTGGTTGGCGGCCAGGGCGGTTCAACCAATGGTGTTCAATCCTCCAAGTCCGTTGACAAGGTAAGCGTCAGCTATGACACCAGCGCGACGCTAAACCCTGACGCAGGCTTCTGGAATAACACCCGATATGGCGCTGAATTTTATCAGCTGATCACGATGTTCGGTGCGGGCGGTCGCCAGCTATGAGCTTCAAAAGCGGTGTAACAACGAGGGTGGATAACGCTCAGGCCATTCTGGATGCGCTCAAATCCATCAGTAAAAAAGAAGTGCTGGTGGGTATCCCGGAAGCAGACAGCGAGCGTGAGGATGTTCCGTTTGGTAATGCCGGGATCGGTTACGTCAACGAATACGGCTCGCCAGCGAAAAACATTCCCCCACGCCCGCACCTGATCCCCGGCGTTAAATCGGTAGAGGAACAGACGTTGCCGCAGCTCAAAACAGCGGCGCAGGCTGCGCTTGATGGAAATGCGGCGGGGGCGGAAAGAGCGCTCAACCGCGCCGGAACGCTGGCCGCTAATGGCGTCAGGCGTTACATGACTATTACCGGCTTTACACCGCTTGCTGATAGCACCGTTGAAGCCCGCGCGCGTCGAGGGCGTAAAGGGGCGAAAGCGGAGCTTGCCCGACGCGCTGCTGGCGAGTCCCCCGGAACCGATCTGGTGAAACCGCTAATCGACACCGGGCAATATCGCAGAGCCATTACCCATGTAGTGAGGGATAAAGATGCCGACTCTTGATGTAACAGACGTGCTTTTTGACCCCGATTTTTGCGACTTCAACCTGTGGGTAACGCGTCGCGTGCAAACGGTGGACGATGACGGGATCGGCAGTGACAGCGAAGTTAAAACGCAGTTTGCCGGAGTTGTTACCGTTGACCGCTCCCTGGAGAACCGCCGTATGCAGTCCGGGCAAGTTATCAGTGGCGCGATTCTTATCGTGACAACTGAGCGGCTGACACAGGGGCAGACTGGCCGTGATGCAGATATCGTGACGTATCAGGGCCGTGATTATCGTGTGACTTTCGTCGACCCGTATACAGCTTATGGGTCCGGATTCGTTCAGGCGCATTGTGAGTTGCTGCCGTTTGATGGGGGAATTCCGGTTGAGCAATAACACCAGCACAGAGCGCGGATGGTTAATACCAACCAGTGGCGATCCGGATTATGACGAAGCGCTCGACAGGCTGTTAAGCCAGTGGATGCGTAACGTTTCCGGTCTGTCTGCCGGGATGGTTCGTCCGCGCTGGCAGAAAGAGCAGCCGCCACTGCTACCGGTTGAAACGAACTGGTGTGCGTTTGGGGTTATCGGATGGTCAGGTGATGACAGTCCGGCATTCACCAGACAGACCGATGATGGCTCTCAGCTCTGGCGGCATGAAACGATTGAGTGTATGGCTTCGTTTTATGGTCCGGCTGGGATGGTGTATGCGTCCCGGTTTCGTGACGGTATATCTGTGCCGCAGAACAATGCAGCACTGAATGCGCTGGGGCTGTCTCTTGGCGATTACACAGGTCTGACTCCCTTCCCTGAACTTATTAATCAGCAATGGGTCCGCCGCTACGATATGACGGTGCGCCTGCGCCGGAAGGTTGTGCGCGAGTACGGTATTAAATCGCTGGTGGAAGCACCAGTCATCTTTTTCGGAGATTAAGCTATGGCACAGGGCTTGCCTGTATCAAACGTTGTTAATGTTGATGTGATCATGTCGCCGCGTGCAGCATCAGGGCGAAATTTTGGTGCATTACTCATTCTCGGCCCGTCCACAATCATTCCGGTAAGTGAGCGCATTCGTCGTTATTCTGCCGCGGAAGATATTGGAAAAGATTTTGGCGTGGAATCACCAGAATATAAGGCTGCGCAGGTGTTTTTCTCACAATCACCGAAACCTCAGGAGGTTTTTGTTGGTCGTTGGGTGAAAACGAAGGGAGACAGCGAACAGGCCACGCCTGAGGCGCTGGAGCAGGCTGTGAATGCCATGCTCGATTATACTTCATGGTATGGGCTGGGGATTGCAGACGATGCAGATATTCCGGATGCAGACTGGCTGAAAGTGGCTGCGGCGATCGAATCCTCTTCTGTAAGCCGTATTCTGGCGATTACGACAAGCGATGAGAAATGCCTGCAGACTGCATCCAGCGATGATTTGGCATCAAAACTGAAAACCGCCGGATATTCACGCAGTTTTATTCAGTATTCATCGGGTAATAAATACGCTGCGTTATCTGCATTTGGCCGGGCATTCACGGTTAATTTCAATGGCAGTAATACCGCGATTACGCTCAAGTTTAAGCAGGAGCCGGGTGTCGGGTATGAAACACTGACAGTCAGCCAGGCATCGGCACTTGATGCAAAAAACTGCAATGTGTTCGTGTACTACCAGAATGATACAGCTATCCTCCAGCAGGGAGTGATGGCTAACGGCGATTTCTTTGATGAACGCCACGGCCTGGACTGGTTACAGAATTATGTGCAGACCAACCTCTATAACCTGCTTTATACCAGCACCACGAAAGTTCCCCAGACTGAAGCCGGTATTACCCGACTGTTATCAAATGTTGAAAAATCACTGGATCAGGCCGTTCAGAATGGACTGATTGCTCCGGGCGTATGGAACGGGGGCGACCTTGGTCAGTTGTCATCAGGTGACACACTGCCCAAAGGTTATTACGTATACGCCCAGCCGCTGGATGAACAGGCACAATCAGAACGTGAAGCCCGTAAGGCTCCGGTGATTCAGGCTGCAATAAAACTTGCAGGCGCGGTTCATTACGCTGACGTACAGATTAACGTTGTTCGCTAAGGGGAAGTGAATGTCTACCTATTCTTTTATGGATGTCACTGCGACGCTGACCGGGCCGACCGGTTCGATTGACCTCGGGTACGGTTCTGCAAGTTCTGAAGAGGGGATTGTGGTTGCGATGGGCGGTCCTAAAAACACCATGACCATCGGTGCTGATGGCGAAGTGATGCACAGTCTCCATGCAGATAAAAGCGGGACGATTACCGTTAATCTTCTGAAGACATCACCGACAAATAAAAAATTGTCGCTGGCGTATAACGCACAGAGCCAGTCTTCTGCCACATGGGGGAATAACGTTATTGTGATCCGAAACAAGGTCAGCGGCGACATCATCACGGCACGCAGTGTTGCGTTCCAGAAACAACCGGATAATGCCAACGCTAAAACCGGTAATACGATGCCGTGGGTGTTTGACTGCGGCAAGATTGACCAGGTTCTCGGGGAGTTTTAATACATGGAATTCGAAATCAAAGGCGTGAAATATCGCGCGGCAAAACTCAGTGTTTTTGATCAGCTGAAAGTGACCCGCAAACTTCTGCCGGTGCTGGCAGGAATGATGTCAGATTTCGGGAGCATTCGCTCCCGTTTGCCTGCTGATGGCAAAATCGACACCGTGAAATTCGAGCAGTTAAAACCGGTGTTTGAAACCATGCTCCCGCGTATCGCTGAGGAACTGTCTTCCCTGACCGAAGATGACACCAGTGCGATTATTCATCCCTGTCTTGCGGTGGTATCGCGGCGTCATATGGACGGATGGGTTCCGGTATTTACCCAGGGCGAACTGATGTTTGATGATATTGACTTGCTGGTCATGCTGCATCTGGTGGCGCGGGTGGTCGCCGATTCGCTGGGAAATTTTTTGCCTACACCCCTTACCAGCACGACGCAGAGCCTGCAACAGGGCTGACGTTTAACAGCCTGCCGGACGGGCTGTCTTACCTTCTCAATCCGGTTGACGCCGGGTTAATTCCTTATACAGCACTTAAAGATGGCTCTGTCGATTTGTACGACATTGCTCTCTTGAATGACCATCTGGCGGTAAAAGCGGATAACCAGCGGCGCATTGAGAAATGGAGAGAGGATAATGAACGCTGAAACTATTAAAGATTTCCTCGTCTCGCTTGGCTTCAGTGTGGATGATGCAGGAGCGAAAAAGTTCGGTTCTGTCCTCGCCGGTACAACTGCAAATGTCATCAAAATGGGGCTGGCTGTTGAAGGAGCTGCGCTGTCCGTGGTGGCCTTCACGGCTAAGATCGCCTCCGGTCTGGATAATCTCTACTGGGCGTCACAGCGCACCGGCGCGACGGTTCAGGGGATTCAGTCTATTGGCTATGCGGTTTCGCAGGTTGGCGGCAGCGTGGACGCTGCGCGCTCTTCTCTGGAAAGCCTCTCCCGGTTTATTCGCAACAATCCCGGTGCAGAAGGCTTTCTGAATCGCCTGGGCGTACAGACCCGTGATGCCAGCGGTAACATGCGTGACATGGCCGCTATCTTTACGGGCGTTGGACAGAAACTCAGCAGCATGCCGTATTACCGGGCTAACCAGTATGCGCAGATGTTGGGCATTGACGAAAATACCCTGATGGCCATGCGTCGTGGTGTGGGTGATTTCTCCGGGCAGTACAGCGCAATGGCGAAAGCTATCGGCTTCAATGCTGACGAGGCGGCCAGAAGCTCCAACAAATTCATGACCTCCCTGCGCGAGTTCGGCGCGATGGCAGGCATGGCCCGTGACAAAATCGGCTCTAATCTTGCGGGTGGGCTTGCGGGTTCGCTGGACACTCTGCGCCGCCATATCCTGGACAACTTCCCGCGTATCGAGCAGACCCTGGCGAAAGCCATAAAAGGCATTCTGGCGCTCGGGGATATTATCGGGCGGCTGTTCTTCAGACTGATTGAAGGAACATCAGGCCTCATCACCTGGTGGCAATCGCTGGATAAGCAAACTCGGGAGCTCATCTCGCTGTTTGGCGCGCTGACGATTGCGCTGCGCATTCTGAACAGTACGTTCTGGATGTCGCCGATTGGCCTCATTACCGCGCTGGCGGCGGGGATTGCCCTTCTGTGGGAGGACTATCAGACCTGGAAGGAAGGCGGCGACAGCCTGATTGACTGGGGCAAGTGGAAGCCGGAGGTCGATGCCGCGCTGAAGATGGTTCGTGACCTGAAAGGGTCTGTTAATGAACTGGCGAAAGCGCTGGCGAAACTGCTCAATATTGACCCCAAATCATGGTCCCTGAAGTGGGATTTCAGCAACTTCATCGACCAGATGGGCGAATTCAGCAAAATGCTGAACATGATCGCCGACCTGCTCAACGCTATCAAAGATGGCCGCTGGGCTGATGCCGTCAGCATCGGCAAACAGATACTTAATCAGGGCAGCGAAAATCCGTCAGCGATGCCGATGGTTACAGACAGCGCTAACAGTACTGCCGACTGGATTAAAGAGCACTGGGGATTCGATCCCCGCAGTGTGGGCCGGACGGTACGCGGCTGGTTTGGTGATGATGAGCCGGAACAATATGCACAGGCTACGAAACGAGGAGAACGGAATAACAATCCGGGAAACCTTAATTTTGCTGGTCAGGCAGGGGCTTCTCTTGAACGCCCGGGCGGGCGATTTGCCAGATTTGAAACTGCTTTTGATGGATTACGGGCTCTTGCTCGTCAGTTAATGCTGTACGCAGGACGGGGAATAAACAGCGTGGAGAAAATTATCTCTACCTGGGCACCTGCGTCTGATAATAACAACACAACTGCGTATATCAGGGCTGTATCGCAACGACTGGGAGTGGATCCCCGGGCTGCCCTGAATATGAGCGATCCGCAAACCATGTCAGCATTGATGAGCAGCATTATCCAGCATGAGAATGGAAGAAATATCTATTCTCGAGAGCTGATTAATAAGGCTGCCGTGGCGGGAATTAGTGGCAAAATGACAGAGGTTAACCAGCAAAATACTTACCACATTTACGGTGGCGGAGATCCGCACGCTGTCGGTAATGAGGTTGCACGTCGGCAACAGTCTGCAAATGCTCAGGTCATGCGAAGTAATCAGGTGAGGGTGGGTTAGTGGATATTCTCTCTACACTTTTTCATCAGCAGAGCAGAAAAATAGGAATGATTGTTCCCAGTGTTGTTATTTCAGAGAAGCATACAGATATGCTTGAAATAACAGAGCATCCGGTAGAGGTTGGGGCCGCTGTCGCTGATCATGCCTATAAAAAACCGTCAGAAGTGGTGATGGAGGTTGGTTTCGCCGGTGGCGGCGCATTGCTGGATTTTGCCAGTAATCTGACGGCTACCAGCCTGCTCGGCCTGAGTCCTCAGCAGACGTATCAGGAGCTACTGGATCTGCAGGAAAGCCGTATCCCCTTCGATGTGGTAACCGGTAAACGGCTGTACAGCAACATGTTGATCCGGGCGCTGGAAGTGACGACGGACAAGACAACCGAAAACGTCCTGTCCGCCGTCCTCACCCTGAGGGAGGTCATTATCTCCCGGACACAGAAGATTACCGTCGCGGATAAAACCAACATGAAGGAAGGGGCCAGCACGTCGGCGGTACAGAATAGCGGTAACAAAACCACAAAGCCTCCAGATACTTCACTGCTGAAAAGCATCACGGGTAACGTGGCGTCATTACTGGGAGGCGGCTAATGACAATTCAGGAAATTCCGCTGACAGCGGACAACCAGCAGTTCAGCATCGTCCTGGGGGGTGTCACTTGGCAGATTAGCATCATATGGCGCGATCCTTACTGGATTATGGGCCTGCAGAACGACAGAGGGGAGCCGGTAATCTCCGGTATTCCTCTCGTCACTGGCGCTGATCTGCTGGCACAGTACGCCTGTATGGGGCTTGGTTTTAAGCTGGTGGTGGTCTGTGATGACAACACACAGGATTACCCCACAAAAACTGACCTGGGCGGTCGCAGCCATTTACTGGTATCAACGGAGTAAGCATGTCACAGAACTGGATGAGACATTTCGAGCTGCAGCTTGTGGACGAGAACGGTCAGGGAATTGAGCTAAGTGATTTTAAAGTCACCTTTACGATCGACTGGTTCAACATCAGCAGCGCGTCCCGGGTAGGGACTATCAAAATTTATAACCTCTCAGCAGATACTGTGAACCGAATCACCGGGCAGGAGTTTTCGAAAGTGCGTCTGATTGCGGGTTACGACGGTATCGCGCCGGAGGTGTCGGCAAGCGACGTCGGGATCGTGCGGGAGGTTGATGCGGCGGACGTGGGCCAGAGTGATGGCCGCAACTACGGACTAATTTTCAGCGGAGAAATTCGCTACTCGGTCACAGGAAAAGACAGTCCGGTTGATTCCTATGTCCTGATTCAGGCAGCAGATACGGATCTGGCATTTGCCACCAGTATAACCTCGCAGACGCTGGCGGCCGGTTACACGGTCGCAGATGTGAACCGTGCGCTGATGAAAGACTTTGAGGCCAAAGGCGCGACCGAAGGACTGACGCCTGAAATGCCTGCTACCGTATTCCCTCGAGGGCGGGTGCTGTTCGGCATGACACGGCATCTTATGGATAACGTGGCCGGACAATGTGGCGCAACATGGCAATTTGTGGACGGTCAGCGCCAGATGGTGGCGAATAACGAGTATGTTCACGACGCGATTGTGCTCAACAGCGCCACCGGGCTTATCGGCATGCCGCAGCAGACTATCGGCAACGGTGTAAACGTCCGCGCTCTTATTAATCCGAACATCCGGGTTAACGGGCTTATTCAGCTGGATCAGGCTTCCGTGTACCGCACCGCGCTGTCGAACAATGATATTGCGATGGCTGGTGGGCAGATCACCGACCAGAACACGGACGGAAATATCACGCTCAGCGGCACCACAGCACAACCTGCCAGCATCGCAACGGATGGCGTTTATATTGTGCGCGGGATTATGTACACTGGCGATACAAGGGGCCAGGCGTGGTACATGGATATGATGTGCGAAGCGCGTGGCGCGGCGGATCTGTATACGCAATCGGCTTTGCAAAGGGGATGAGCAATGAGGGGTATCATTTTTCTGTTAGCTGTCTTTTCTGCGTGCAGCGTGTGGGCGGATGGCTTCACGGTTAAATGCGGTGGCTACACTATGGTTGCAAACCAGGGCGAGTTATCGACAATTAACGGTGAAAGAGTTACCTCTCAAAAAATCACCGAACTGGGTACCAATGGTTTGAAAGTAGACATGGGGATTATGCCTGCCAAAGACGGTAACAACTACGGCTTTGAATACATTCGTCGCCCTGGTACCGAAACGCGATTCCTGAATGTGCAACTGCTGCAGAACAGCATGGATGCGCCGAAAATCATCGGTTCCTTTCCATGCAAAAAGATTGTTGATTAATCACTCGTAATTATAATGTGATACTTCTACTTTCACGATAAGGAATTTGTCGCATGTTCGGATTTGATAAATTAATAACTCCAAAAATCATCAACGTTCTGTATGGCATCACAATGTTACTTCTGGTTGTTGCCGCCATTATAACGTTTGTTAATGGGAAGGCTGCTGGCGCTTTAGTGCTTTTGTTATGTGCTGTATTTTGCCGAATATTTTTTGAGTGCATCATGGTTTCATTTAAAAACAATGAGTATCTTCGCCGAATAGCTGAAGCGTTAGAAGCAAACAAGCAGTAATGAAACTTCAATAATGAACCCGCCACCCGGCGGGTTTTTTGCTTTCTGGAGCCTACTAAATGGCAGTATCTGACCAGACCCGCAGCGGCGACCTTGCCGAAACATTCAAATCTGAACGGGAAACAACAAAGAACCAGATCCGTGTCGCCTTGCCTGGCATTGTTCAGTCATTCGATCCCGACGCGGTGACGGCGGTTGTGCAGCCAGCTATCCGTTCGGTTGAAAAGGATAACGACGGTAACCGCATTACCAAAAATTACCCGTTGCTGGTGGATGTGCCAGTGGTATTTCCGCGCGGTGGAGGCTGTACGTTGACTTTTCCGGTTAAAGCCGGGGATGAATGCCTGGTGATTTTCGCCGACCGCTGCATCGATTTCTGGTGGCAGAACGGCGGGGTGCAGGAGCCTGTCGACGACCGGGTGCATGATTTATCGGATGCTTTCTGTATCGTCGGGCCGCAGTCTCAGGCGCAGAAAATAAGCGGAATAAGCACCAGTGGCGCGCAGCTGCGTACTGATGATGGCGCTGCGTTTGTGGAAGTGGCCGCAGGCCATAATATCACGGTTAAAACTCCCGGCGCGTTGACGGCGACAGCAGAAGGAGGAACCACGATCACATCACCCACCATCACGCTAAACGGCAACGTGACAATAAACGGGAATCTCTCTCAGGGGATGGGCGAAAGCGGCGGCACCGCGACGATGCTTGGCCCTGTCACGGTGACTAACGATGTAAAAGCTGGTGGTAAGAGCCTGATGACGCACACGCACGGCGGAGTACAGACCGGCGGCGGTAACACAGGAGCGCCTAACTGATGCGATACAGACGTGAAGACGCCGATGGCGATTATACCTTTGGCAGCGGTGATGACACCTGGCTGATTAACTCACCGGAGGCCGTGGCGCAGGCGGTAAAAACGCGATTCGAATTGTGGTATGGGCAATGGTTTCTCGACACCACCGAGGGGACTCCGTGGATCCAGTCCGTGCTGGGCAGGCAAAAACCGGAAACTTACAACCTGGCGATCAGAAAACGCATTCTGGAAACGCGGGGCGTTAAATCAATCCTCTCTTTCAATACGACGGTGGATACCACGACCCGACGTGTCATGTTTTCCGCTGAAATCGACACTCTCTATGGAATAACGACTGTTACATCGGAGGCGTAATGGCTCTGAACCTTGATTCTCTCGGTTTATCTGCAAAGGTAACCGCGGAGGGGATCAGTGCGCCTGATTATCAGACGATACTCAGCACCCTGATTAGCTATTTTCAGCAGGTTTATGGCAGTGATGCCTACCTCGAACCGGACAGCAAAGACGGCCAGATGGTGGCTCTGATGGCGCTGGCGATTCATGATGCCAATAATATGGCGATAACTGTCTACAACTGTTTTTCACCGGCAACCAGCTATGGGGCTGCACTGACCAGCAACGTGAAAATAAATGGTATTTCACGTAAAGGCGCGACGAACTCTACGGTTGATTTGCTTCTTACAGGAACTGCCGGAACAACCATCATTAATGGCAGCGTGAAAGACAGTAATAATGTGATATGGCGTTTGCCTGCTTCAGTGGTGGTCGGCGTGGATGGTACAGTGATGGCGACCGCAAAATGTTCCGTCAGTGGTGCAGTGGCGGCGCTGGCTGGAACTATCACTGAAATTAATACGCCAACCCGTGGCTGGGTTTCGGTAACCAATCCTGCTGCAGCTACTGTAGGCACTCCAGCAGAAACTGATGCGGAGTTACGTATCCGCCAGTCGCAAAGTGTTGCGTTGCCATCAATAACCCCATTTGAAGCACTGGATGGTGCCGTTTCTAATGTTACCGGTGTAACCCGCCACAAACTCTATGAAAACGATACTGGTTCGGAGGACGGTAACGGGTTACCGCCACACTCTGTTGCTGTAATTGTGGATGGCGGTGATGTGACGGATATTGCTCAGGCTATCAGAGGGAATAAAGGCCAGGGGACAGCCACTCACGGTACAACATCCGTTACGGTTCCGGATAAATACGGCAATCCCCATGTAATCAAATTCTCGCGTTCCAGTGATGTACCTGTTTATGCCCGGATTAAATTAAAAGTTTTTACTGGTTATACCTCACAGATAGGGCAACAGATCCAGCAGGCTATTTCCGACTATATCAATAGTCTGATGATTGGTGATTCGGTCCTTTTAAGTCGCATTTACTCACCGGCGAATCTTGGCGTGGTGAGTGGCGGTAATGCACGCTATTACGATATTCAGGAACTGACGATTGGGAAATCCCCGGGGGCTTTGTCGTCATCAAACATTGATATCAGATACAACGAATCTGCGTCCTGTACCCCGGAAAATATCGTTATAACGGTGGAGTCATGAGCAAATACACCGAAATAATCACGAACTACCACGCCACCAAACCTAAATTTCTTGCGCATGTTGATCTGATGACCCGGCCACTTATTGATGTTGCGGCTGCCACCAGAGGGCTGATTACTGCATTTGATATTAACTCTGCGGTTGGTGTGCAACTTGACATTCTGGGATTGTGGATCGGACGTAGCCGTGTTGTCAGCCAGCCTATCTCAGGTGTCTATTTCAGCTGGGATACCGACGGGCTTGGATATGATCAGGGGGTATGGCAGGGGCCATATGATCCTGATTCAGGATACATGTATCTCAGCGATGAAACTTATCGTGTCATTCTTAAAGCGAAGATTGCGATTAATAACTGGGACGGACGGAATGATTCGCTTCCGGTAATTCTTGACGCGGCAACAGCAGGATCCGGGCTGCGAATGCAGATAGTCGATAACCAGGACATGACGATATCGGTCTGGGTCTTTCCTGATACTGATATTTCAGATGTATCGCGTGAGTTAATTGCGGCAATTAAACAGGGGTATCTCACAGTAAAAGCCGCCGGTGTGTGGGCGGGTGGCATTGAAACGCCTTCGGTGGAAACCCCATCGGAAGGCTCAAAATTTTTTGGTTTTGATATGGATAACGAATTCATCAGTGGTTTTGATGTAGGGGCATGGGGAGTATTACTCTGATGGCGAAAAATGACTTTAAAGCGTTTGCAACGGATCGAAATGCCAATGTTATATCGCAGGAGGAATGGGAAGCGTTGCCTGCGCTTTTATCCGGATTTACAGCAGGTAAAGCATCCAGTGCGCAAGTCAATAAGGTTATTCGGCAGGCCAGCTTTATTGCTGCAGCTCTGGCCCAGTTTGTAAGTGACAAAACGCAACGGGATGTGCTTGATAATGGTGATCTGCCCGGTTTTGTTGAATTGCTGGGATCGGGGTTTGCTGTTGAATACCTGAGCCGCAAGAATCCGTTTGGCGATATCAAATCGGATGGCACTGTGCAAACGGCTCTCGAAAACCTTGGTTTGGGAGAAGGCTCTGCATTACCGGTTGGTGTGCCTGTTCCGTGGCCTTCAGCCACTCCGCCAACAGGCTGGCTGAAATGCAATGGTGCGGCTTTTTCTGCTGAAGAATACCCGGAACTGGCAAAAGTTTACCCGACCAATAAATTGCCTGATTTACGCGGTGAATTTATTCGCGGGTGGGATGATGAACGTGGTGTGGATAGTGGGCGAACTCTGCTTTCATCGCAAGGAGATGCTATTCGAAACATTACTGGTAATGTTGGTGTTTATGCCGATGGCCTCCTGACTTACGCTTCGGGAGTTTTTTCTCTTGGGCCATCGTCATCGAATAAACAAAACCCAATAGCAGGAACTGGGGCGAATGCTTACGCCACTTTTGACGCTTCCAAAGTTGTTCCAACAGCAAATGAAAATCGTCCACGTAACATCACCTTTAATTATATTGTGAGGGCCGTATGATGAATAAAGCTGTATTAAATAGTAAACTCATTGCCATAAAAGCGGGAGACATTATCATTTATAATTATGATGGTGAAACGCGGGAATATATTTCTACATCAACTGAATATCTCGCTGTCGGCGTCGGTATCCCGGCATGTTCTTGTTTAGATGCTCCTGGGACACATAAGGCTGGTTATGCAATCTGCCGTTCGGCAGATTTAAACTCATGGGAATATGTGCCAGACCATCGTGGTGAAACCGTCTACAACACTGACACGGGAAACACCGAAGAAATCACGACGCTGGGTGACTACCCGAAAAATACAACCACTATCGCCCCATTAACGCCATACGATAAATGGGATGGTGAGAAATGGGTGACCGATACTGAGGCACAGCACGGCGCAGCAGTAGATGCAGCAGAAGCACAGCGCCAGTCGCTGATTGATACTGCAATGGCCTCCATCAGTCTGATTCAACTGAAATTACAGGCCGGACGGAAGCTGACGCAGGCAGAAACAACCCGCCTTAACACTGTGCTGGATTACATTGACGCGGTGACGGCAACAGATACCAGCACCGCGCCAGATATTGAATGGCCTACGCCTCCGGCAGTTCAGGCCAGATGACATCCGGCGCACAGGACAAAACTGAGACAAACAAAGCTTTGTAATGGATTACAAGGCTTTGTGTCATTCGATAGCTAAGGTGGATCACTCAACTTTTTCATCAATCCAGTCCGCCCACCACTGCATCATTTCTCTGCGCTTATCGAAATACTGAGCATGGTTGTAAATTCAGCAAACGACGTAATGTGTTTGACAAAAAATTAGCGCAAGAAGACAAAAATCACCTTGCGCTAATGCTCTGTCTCAGGTCACTAATACTATCTAAGTGGTTGATTCATAGTGACTGGATATGTTGTGTTTTGTAGCATTATGTAGTCTATTTTTTAGACTAAAGATATTGTAACACATTGATATTAATGGTTTTTAATGTTTCACGTTCAGCTTTTTTATACTAACTTGAGCGAAACGGGAAGGTAAAAAGACAAAAAGTTGTTTTTAATACCTTTAAGTGATACCAGATGGCATTGCGCCATCTGGCAGAGTGA